TCGATGGGCTTTCTAAAGTATTTGGCTACGGCTAATTCAGCCCCAAATGCTTCGCTTTGTTGCATGACGAAGGCTGGGAAGTTAAGCCGCTCTCTGTCATTCTGATAATTCCGTTTGACAGTCACGCCTTCCCATTGAGGTATGTAGTCTATGGCTCTACGCAGCCCGGCTTTTGTGATTGCTACCTGCGTGGCGTTATCTATCTGAATTGGAATCATTTGCAGTCCTCGCATAACCAAATCATTGCTAGGCCATCAGCTTGTAAATAGTGACCGCCTTCTAACGGCTTCCATTTGTCACACTTATCGCACCAGTCGATTGTCAGGCCTTGCAGCTGCTCGATGACTGAACCATCGATAAGGTATCGGCTTGTGCGGCCACCTGGGCGCTGTATAAATAGTTCACCCATATTAGACACGCTGCTTCCATTTGCCATCGCTACCTAGCACCATCCACTGCGGTGGGCATTGCTGGGCTTTGGTCTTTTCTGTGCAGAAGTATGCGCCCCAGGCTTTTCCATTCTTTTCGCCCTCTTTCCAAATCATGTGGCCATGCTTACAGATAGGCGCTTCAGCTTGTAGTTCACCGCCCAGTTGATCCTTGATTTGGTCTACAGCTGCCTTGACTGTGGTGAATCCATCTTCCCAAATTGGCTTAGCCCAGGGATCGTCCTCGACAAATGCTTTTGGCATAGTCTCGACCTGCTGCATATCTTCGCGGCTAGGCTTTTCCTCTGTGCCTAGCACCACGCTGGCGCAACGGCCTATGGCGCTTGAGACTGTATCTTCCACATACCAGCGCTTCATTTGTGGATTGTAAGCGCCGACCATTCCATGCGCGTAGTCGATAGCGGCAGGTTCTTTGTCCTCATAATGGCGATAAATACGGCACTCAATGAGGATGTAACCCTTTTCAGGATTCCAGTCGATGATTGATGTGTGAATTTTATTCTTAGGCCAGGTGGCGTGCAGTCTCTGAACCTTCTGATTTACTGTCTCGTAATTGTCCAGGAATCCCATTAGCGCACCGCCTTTCGAGCTGCGATTTTGCCTCTGATAAATCCTTCGCGCTTGCCTTCTTTGAGGCCTGCGGTATAACCAAATGTGAAGCCGATTGCAACGCCTATCAGTAGCCACATGGCCACTTCACCTATTGAATACATTTTTGCTCCCGTTCAGGGGGCTACTGTGCTTCGCTCCCTGCCATAACTGTGAAGCAAAGCTGTGACAAGGTCAAGATTCCTGCGTATCGTTGGGCGTGTCGGCTCGCTTTTCGCCCTTATCCTTTAAGCCATTTGATGCTAGCACCGAGCCAAGTGCGCCTGTGAGGAATACTGTCAGCGTGGTCAGAAGCTCAATGAACGCACGATCGTTGGGCGCTTGCGCGCCGATTGGCTGTGTTACGAATATTAGCGCGTACAGCATCCCCATCACTGATACGGCAAAGACCAAAGCCAGGCATACGCCGATGAATACGATTAAGCGGGCTTTGAGCTGCTCATTGCTTAGTCTACGGCTGTGCCTGGGTGTCAATTTCATCTCCAAATAAGTCTTGAGTGCAGACTCCCGTACTAATACACTCTGGCGGATTACATTCAGGCTTTTGCCAGTTCTCGAATTCTTGGCACGGATACCTAACCCATCCATCGTATTGACCACACGCAGATAGCCCTATCGAAAGCGATAACCATAGGGCTACCTGTTGTAGCTTTCGGGTCACTTCCCCTTAACACCGAAACTTGAGTCATTTGGATTGAGCCAACGCAGAATCACTGGCAGTACAGCTGCAAGGCCTGCGCTAGCAATTGCCTTTGGGTCGGTGACTCCAGCCATGTAGACGGCCACACCAGCTGCTAGGAATGAGCGCGCCCATGAGGCCGCCATAGGTTTGATTTGATTCATTTCTTCTCCTTCTTCTTCAGAATGGTTTTCTTTGGTTTAGCCTCAATGACCACCGCAGGGTATTCACCCTTAAATGGCACATACTTAGGCCGACCAAATCCCACGATCTCTTTGCCGATGGTGCGCTGCTTAATCATCACCATGCCGCCATTGCGTTGATCGCCAGTTCCTGATGTGTTGCCTTCGATGCAGGTAATGACTTTGCCATCGATTGCTCCCACGATGCCCACATGACTGATTCGGTCTACGCCATCATGCGGAAAGTCCATGAACGCCAAATCGCCCAACTGTGGTGTCTCATTCCAGCGGCCGATGTCCTTGAATTTGTGTGCGCCTGTAGCTGTGCTAACTACCGATGGCGCTTTGACTCCAGCTTGTGCCAGTACCCAGTTGCAGAATGAACCGCACCAGGGTAGGCCGTTGGCCTTTGTAAATTCTCCATATTTGGTCAGATTGTCAGGCACTTCGACATAGCCAACCTCACCCAAAGCGATTGCAATTGCCTGGGGTGCTGTTCCGACTGGGTATGTCATACATGATCCTCGCTATCGCAAATCCAAATACATTTATCTTCATCTAAAATTGCAATTACATGGCACTTTGGTGGAATAAACGCATCGCGTATTTCATCATAAACAAATCCTATGCCCGCATAATTCTTTCGGATATTTCCATTGTAAGAAGTGCGCTTGCAACGCTGATTTCTAAATTCGCCGTACCAATTTTCTGCAGTTTTGCCTTCAATCAATTCATTTTCATCAATGCCGACTATCACTTCAGTGACAATGTTATCTTCATCAATAAATGCGTAGTGTGCCATTAGACTGTCACTGTTCCTGTTCCTGCTGTGAACTGATAAATACGATAACCACCCGATGTTGATGTGCTGTAAGTCAATCCTGCGCCGATTGAAGTCAATGCGGGGAATGTATCTGCATAACGCAATATAACAATTCCTGAACCGCCATTACCGCCGTTAAATGCCGTTCCAGTTTTGCGACCAGCACCACCGCCACCGCCGCCACGATTAGCAGTTCCATTTGATCCATTGGCTTCCCAACCGCCATTACCACCGCCGCCAGTTCCACCTGTGCCTGCCGCGCTTGCTGATGGCGGATCAGCATAAACACTACCGCCGCCACCGCCAGCATAAGTTACAGCTGAACCTGAATAAGAATTTGATGTTCCGTTACCGCCATTACCGCCAAATACAGCAATGTTTGAATTAGAACCAGTACCCGCAGAACCGACAGCAGAAGCACCACCGCCACCGCCACCGCCTTGCCAAGTCAAAGCTCCGCCGCCTAATCCACCATTGCTACCTTGTGATGGTGATGTAGAAGGTGTATTACCAGTACCGACTGTGCCGCTATAACGAGCGCCACCGCCTGAACCACCATTTGCACCATTGTTATTACCACCAGCGCCACCGCCTGTTGATGTAATTGTGGCTAATACCGAATCATTACCACTGGAAACTGTGCCGCTACCAATTCCACCTGCACCACCAGCGCCTACTGTTACAGTAAATGAACTTCCAACTGAAAGTGAAGTATTTGTACGGAATCCACCTGCACCACCACCGGGGCCACCAGCGCCACCGCCTGATGAAATGCCAGTACCGCCACCGCCGCCAGCGACTACTAAATAATCAACGCTAGATACTTTTCGGGGCGCATTTGCTGATGCAGTAATTCCAATAATAGGAGACATCAGCTCAGATCGCCCAAAATGGTGAATGTGTTAGAAGCTGTACAAATGATAGTGGCGGCTGAATACTGTGCGCGCAACTTTGGAGCTGATGCAGTTGCACCTGTCGATGTAATTGTCACGCCTGCGCCTTGTGCCAAAGTGACCTGTCCAGCACCAATTTGCTGAATGTGGATTTGATTACCAGCTGAAAATACTGATGGTGGCACTGTTAGCGTAATGCCTGAAGCATTTGACAAAGTAACCAATTTGCCAAGATCAGCGACCACAAGTGTGTAGGTCGTGCCAGTCTGTGCGTTAAATGAAAGTGTAGTGTCATCCTGTTCAGTCCAGGTAAAGTCTAAATCTGTGCCTGATGCCTTTGATAGCACCTGGCCAGTAGTGCCACCTTTAAGATCAACGAATGATGTGTCAGGCCCACCTAAAGCGGTGCGAATTGCGGCTGCGCCATCTTTAACCAGGTCGGTGTCCGAAGGTACTGTCCAGCCAAAGTTTGTAGTAGTAGTTGGCATTGCTTCTCCTTATGCCACGATAATGGCTTCATTCCAGTCAAGTGTAGAACTTATTGTGTTCCATGTCTCTGCGACACTTACATCATCCCATTGCATCGACTGCAAGCTGAACGCGGTAGGTGACACATTTAGTGTGAGGTCTAGGCGGTTATAGCCTGCCCTGAATGTCCAGCCTTCGACAAAGCCCTGGAAGCGACCATTTACCATATTCGCTGGCAGGTCGGTGATGTCTAGGGCTAAGCCCATAAATACATTCAAAAGTGAATCGCGGTCGCTGTCATCGAGTTCAGCATTGCCCAGGGTAAAGGTGATGCTCTCGAATACATCCTGCGGCCAGGCTCTAATGCCTAGATAGAAATTTGCCTGTGCTGTGGCATCAGCTGAATTGTGCAAGGTGGTGGCGATGATGTCGGCCTGTGAGCCATATTGTTCGATTGACTCCTGGCTTAAAGCTGTGGTGTCACCTGAACGCCATTGAATCGTAACCTTATTGCGCAAATCGCCCAGGCGGCGAATGGTGCGGATTCCACGCGATAGTGCGTGATTGCCGCTTACAGAGGTGTAGCCGTTAGCTGCTAGGTACTGCGTGCGATGGGTTGCATCTGCATACCCGATTCGGCCTTGAGCATCTTCATACAAATAGCCTAGCCCTGATGTAGCGAGCGCGGAAACTAGCGAATACATATCGGTGACATCTGATGTTCGTGCCATTAGCTCATAATCGCCAGGCCTATCGATTTCGCCCAAGCCTGAATTCTCTGCATTTGCCCATGTGGTAGTCGGATCATAAGTTGCCCAGGTAAGTGCGGCAGGTACTTCAGCCCAGGTGTTAAATAGTGATTCGCTTAAAATCGTGTAAATCTGATTGCCGTCAAAATCCTTTGATAGCACTCCATCAGTTAGAGTCTTAGGCAATTTGGACAAAGCGCCTAGAGCTGTAACGCGGATTGTCTCATTGATGCCGCCTGTGCCAGTGCTGGCTACCTCGACACTTGAGTCAGTAACAAAGCCACCGAATATATCTACATACGTTCCTGTCGAATCCTTGACCTTGATTGATAGCCCATCATTGACATCGATGGTCACTGGGGTTAGATTCAGATTGATGATTTCGATGCTGGCATATCCTGCACGCGGCTGGCTGTAAATATCTGTGCGGCCTGAAACCACTGTTAAAGTGGAAAGGGTTATGTCTGTGTAATCAACCCCATTGATTTGCAATTGCCATTCGGGTGTCCACTGGGTCATAGCTTGTACGCCTGCGCGCCTAGACCACCGCGATAATATGAAGTGTTGATGACATCAACCACCGCACGCGCTACGCCTTCAGGATCACCAGCCACGCCGATGTTCACATTGTTGGTCACATAGCTTGCAGGTGCGCCACCCAGGGTGGCAGTCGGTGTAAAGGTTTCAGGTCGGTATCCCGCAGGTGCGCCGCCGATAGTAACTGTAGGCACAAGAGCCTGCGCCCTTGCAGCTGAAGCCGATGCGGCCGCTGCGCCTGATGATGCACCGCTTACCGATGGCATCGACATCGATGGAGCGGATGGGATAGAAGGTGCTGATACTGATGCGCTGGAGATTGATGGGGTGTTGAGTGTTGGCTTGTTAATCGTTGGAATATTAGGCAAAAGCGGCACTGCGTTATAGGCGCGGATAAGAGCATTGATTCCATCGATCGCGCCGCCGATAAGGAAGTTGATGGCTTTGATGACTCCAGCGATTACATCAATGACACCGCCTGCAATTTTGCCGACTACCTGAAGCGCTCCACCTAATACTGTGCCGATGACTGGCGCAAGGTACTGGGCAATGTAACCGCCGAATTCCTTGAAGGTGTCCAGGTTATCGCCGATGGCATTTTTTACATATCCAAATGCTTTAAGTAGGCCATTGATGATTGGCGTGAATACATTGACGATGATATTGCCCAGGGTGGTAATTGCTTCACCGATGCCGCCTTTGTCTAGGCCAAAGCCACTGGACATTGCATTGATTGCGGGCAGTGCAATTTGGTTGATGAACTTCATCAGCTTTTCCAGGATAGGCAAAAGCGCAAAGCCGATAGTCTCTTTGGCTTCATCAAAAGCGATTTGCATACGAGCGATTCGGCCTGCATAAGTGTCAGCATTTGCCGCAGCTGCGCCGCCAAATAAATCTGTAAGTCTGCCCTGGACATCAGTAAATGACATGGTTTTAAGTTCGGCAGCTGATAAGCCGATGCCTAATCTGCCCAGTGCTGTGGTATTGCCGTCATAGGCTTTGCCCAGGCTATTGGCTACCGCTTCAAGTGGTTTGCCTGTAGCTGTGGACACATCCATTGCAATCTTGAGTAAATCCTGCGCTTTCTTCACATCGCCTGTTGATAGCGCAAGGCGTTGCAAGGCTGGGCGCAGTTCATCATCGGCCACACCAGTGGCCAAAGATTGCTGCAAGATAAACTGTTCAGTGGCAGCGATTGCGCCCTCTGTAGCCCCTGTGGCGTTCTTTAAAGCTAGAGCAAGCTGTGTCTGTGCCTTTTCATCCTCGATGGCGGCTTTGACCCCATCTACGCCGATTTTGATGGCGTAAGCGCCAGCGGCTGCCGCAGCTGCAACTAGGGCAGCACCGACTAGCTTGCCAGCCTTTGATACCTTATCGCCAAAAGTCTCCACATCAGCTGTGGCGGCTTTAAGTGACTTATTGAGGTTATCTACATCGCCGAGTATGGATAGCTTGAGCGTTCTACTTCCTGCCATTAATCGAACCTCTTAACTATCTCGGAGAATCCTTCTTCCCACTTCTTCACGATTTCAGGCTGAATACTGCGCAAAGTTGGATATATCCACCATCCACGCGAACCGCGACCCTCACGACCACTCCATACTGGGAATTGCTTATACTTATTCGAGCCAAATTCTGCCCCGCCCCAAAGGTCGCGTGTGGTTGCACCACCGCTGAATTTCTGCGCCGCGACGCCGTATGAGATTTCGCCGAACTTGGATGATTTAGATACTTTTGAGCCGTCAGCGATTCGAGACGATACCTTTGGGATGGATCGTGCGTTGCGTGCTGCACTCTTAACCTTATCCGATACAAATTCGGCAAGGGCATTTGACTTGGCTTTTGCCTGGTCAAGCGCTTCCTCATCCATAGCCTTAAAGGATCGAGCGATGGCACGCAGTTCAGCTTTGTCATAGCTGATTCCCTCACTTGCCATCGGCTCGCCTCTCTAATATCTCCAGCGCTGTGATTACATCTTCAGCACTTACAAATTCGCTAGTCGGTAATCCTGTCGCGATTGCCAAATCCCAAAGGGTTCGGCTTAGGCTTCCGACTGGGTAACTTTTGGGTCAGAGTTACCGACCTCGACATTTGCGACTGTTTCAGTCCATACATCGATTGGCTTTACAGGCTTCCCAGCTGCTTCGCGCTTCATGGCGTGATACGCCAGGAATATAAGATCGGATAGCCCTATCTTCTCCTGCGCTTGGCTGATGATGTTGCCCGTACTCTTTTCCCACTTTACCCATTCAGGTGGGGCTGCCACAAATGTGGCAACCTCGCCCGAATTGAATTCAATTGTGATTGGTAGTTTCATCTTTGCTCCCGTTCTTAGTTTTAGCTAAATGTTTCGGTAGGTGTTCCTACCACTGTGAATGATAAGTCCACTGTCTGTGCATCAGGTGCAGCACCGCCCACTGCTGGGAATACTGGCAGGACATTGAACGCAAAGACCGCGCCAGTTGCAGCTGTAAGTGATGCAGCTAGTGTGGTGTTTGGTGCTGATTCGCAGGCAGACCATAGAGCCTCACAAAGCGATCCTGAAGCGCCCCAGTCTGCGAGCATTGAGACATCGAAAGTCCATTGATCGTCAATGTGCTTGTATGCCTTGCCATCAAGTGTTTGGTATGTCTCGATGGTTGGTGAGTTTGCGAGTGTTGCGCTAGTTGCCTGCGCATCGTAGTTAGTGCTCGCGATCGTTAGGACTAGATCGCGACCCGTAATGATCGTTGTTGGCACTTTTGCTCCTTAGCTTGTTTGAGTGTAGGTCGTAGATACATTGATGTCAGCTGTAAGCATTGTGCTAGCGCCAACTTCTAATGGGGTTGGACGATCTACATTTCCAACCACATATCCCGCAGGTATAGCTGCAAGAATTCCCATGATGAGCTGCTCCAGGTTATCCAGGGATGCAGGGTTTGAGTTATATGCCACGATGGCAGTGATAGTGAAGTTCACTTTTACCTTGATGACCGCTTTGCCAATGAGCTGCTGCTCCAGGTAAGGCGATGAAGGAACGATGACAATTGCTGGCGGGATTGGCGATTCAGGCACATAGCCGTAGCTTGTAGCCGCTAGTGAATTAAAGGCCGCCGCTAGTGTTGATCGTGTGCCTGCCAGTGTCGATGCGGGCATTTACTGCACCACTGTCTCGACATCAAGGAATGGCATCAAAAGTGTTGATACGCGGTTGGTCAAGCTGCGACCCATTCTGTATGGCGTGCTGGCAAAATCCACGCCTTCGATTTGGCCGCCAGCTGCTACACGCGACTGGAATACTTCTACCGATACCGCAAGGATGGCTGATTCGATTGCATCGTTGCCTGCATAAATTTGAGCGGCTGAATAGCCTGAAAGTGTGGCTGTGCCAGTTGGAATAATGTCGCGCAAGGTCACATCAGCATTTGTGATTGCAGCGGTAAAATAATAGTTGCCCATCATTCCATCGAGTGATGTATTTGTATCCACCACTGTAACTGTGGCTGTGAATGGGGCAGGAAGCCCGGCCACGATAATGGATTGACCTGTCACAAAGTGATGTGCGCGGGCTGTGTAGTAAGTAGCGACATTTGATGTCAACTTGTATGCATTGACTGCTGAAGTATTTGCCACCAGCATAGGCAAAATTACGGCCTCGCTAGTGTTAATGATTTCATTTAGATATGCGTCATTGTATAAGGATTCACTCACGCCCAGCACTGATCGCAACTGTGCTGCTGTGACTATGCTGGGCATGAGTGTTCCTTTCGTTCGGCTCGGCCACCACGGGAGCGCAGTGGCCGATGATTAGTTTGTGGTTATGGATTAGGTCTTGTTGATACCAAATGCGCCCGCACCGATTTTGGTTGCGATTGCGCCATATCCATACATTGCTACCAAGATTTCGCCTGAAGCAATGACATCAGCACGAAGCTGATAAGTAGGTGATTCATACCATGTGTAGGCAGTTGGATTGATGATGAGCATTGAGTCATCTTTGTCAGTGTCATTCGCTGATGGCACATTTGCAGTCACATAGAGATCAAGTCCAGCGACATTGCCGCGGATACTGTCAGGGCGCACAACGCCGCCAGCATTGGATGGCTGTGCAGCCATGTAGATTGGACGGCCTGAGTCATTGAGTGTCATCAAGTTTGCCCACTGTGATGTGTTCGCAAGAATGTTGCGAGCAAATCCTTGAGTGTTGGAATAAACAGATGCCGCGCCGCGTGACACAAATCCGAGCAACTCTGAAGCTGTTGGATATGTTGTCAGTGTTGTGGCATCAGCTGTTGCGCCTGATGCGAGTGCTGTGTACACGGCCAAATCTGTTGCCTTTGCGTACTGTGCAGCCATGTTGTTCATCAATTCTGTGATGAAAAGTGGTGATGAGCGGTCAAAGAGTTCTACAGAAAATTGCTGTTGTCCAGCGTATTTTTTGACTGAAACTGTGACGAATGATGAAGCTTGATCTGTATTGGATGGTGTGCCAGCTTCTGCTGTCTCTGCAACTGTTGGAAGAGTTGTGATCTTTGGAATCTCAAAGCTCATTCCAGCATCAGGTAGGACACCTGTTGTGATTGCATCGATTGCGCTTCTTGTGTTATTAGCAAGCCCATTGATTACTGATGTGAGCTGGCGTGTAGGAATGAGGCCAGCATTGTCTGTGGTATCTGCTGCGGCTGCGATGTATGAACGCGCCTCATCTGATCCGAGTGCTGCCTTGATTGTCATTTCCAAATGCTTTGGAGCTGAAAAATCCAGGCGTGGCTTTGTGTATCCAACTGCTGTTGCAGCTGCGGTGATTGACTTTGCGGCTTCGACCGACTCTACGGCATCCGCGTTTGTGACGGTGTTATCCACTTCGTCTCCTTCTGTTGTTGTTGGTTCTTCTGCATCCTCGGTGGATTCAGAAACTTCTTCGCCTTCAGTAGCGGCTACGCGCTCCACGCGTGCTGCATCGAAAGCTGGATTGTGTGTGAGTGCAACGCCAACGAGCTGCGCGGCAGTTACTACCATCGTGCCATCCTCGTTGTAAGCAAAATCTGTGGCTTCAGCCTCTACTGAAAATCCATCGCGCAAGCCATCCATCGCTTCGACAAGCGCATCTGTGCCAGCGGATGTTTGGCTAATCTTAAAAGTCGCGTTCATGCCTGATGCATCTGCGCTCATATTGATGCTTCGCCCAATTGGGCGTGCAGAATCATGCTCCAGGTTAAGTTTCACTGATGTCGGTTGAATCGATCCTGCCTGGAATAAGACTTTTCCAGTTGATGCATTTGCAGCTACATCGAAGGACACGATTTGCCCAGTGATGGTGCGTGACTCCGAATCGGCCGCAGTGATGCGCATAGGTGTTGTGATTTTCATAGGAGCAAGTCCTCTTCCTCTCTAACTTCCTCGATGCTCATTGCACCGATGCGATTTAAGATTTCATAAACCTGCGCACGCTCCAAAGGATTGCCACGCAAGAAATCATCTACATCAAAGCGAACATCTGTACCTGCTGGCACAAAATCCGCAAAGGATAAACGCTGTTCCAAAACTGTCATGTAATTTCTAAAAGCAAAGTCCACAAGGTCGCGGCGCTTATCCAAAGCGTTGCTGTATGTGAATGTGGATTGCTGTGCATCTACGAAATAAGCAGGAACGCCCGTTGCCCTGGCGAGTTCCAAAGATACATAATTCCTGGCTTCATTGAGCTGGATGCTCTTAGGGTCGAAGCCTAGAGTCTCGATGCTGACATCTGCGTTAAGGAACGCTGTCGATTTATTAGATCGTGCAGTGCGCCATGAATTGAGCAATTTTGCAACGCGGTCGGCCGGCAACGATGTGCCATTTGATTTGAGAATCATCTGCGGGATTGGTTCATTTGCAAAGTTCATTGCAGCTTTTTCAAGTGCAGCGGCTGCTTTAATTGTGCGACCTGCACGCGCCAGTAATCCTTCAGATTCTCCAGCAAATACCACTAGGAAATTTGGATCGACATAAACGCCATCAATAAGATACGCAGTGACTTCTGTGCCATTTTGATTTGTCTGAATCGTTACGCGTTCAGGAGCGATGCGCTCCATCGCGCGGATTCTTCCTGTGTCAGCATACCTATCTGTCACCCTGGCATACGCAGTCGGATGGAAGAACAAATCTGAAATCATCCACGCCCAAAATACTGAACCAGCAATGCGGGTGTCAGGTTGGTTAATCACACGCGGGCTTTGTACCTTTTCGCCCGTTGCGATATTGCGGCAGTGCATCGGTAGCGATGCAACTGTTTGGATGATGCCCAGGGATCGTGCAATTGTTGGCACTGTCATAGCTTCAGCTCTTGATGCCGCTGTTCCTGTTATCGCAAAGAATGGCGATGCTTCAGGATAAAGCGGTGCGAGTGAAGCATCAATGTCATTCGTTCCAGCTGTGACGGCAACTGGACGAACAGGCACGAACGCATCAAAGAAACCCATGCGCATATTCTAAATTCGGCGTACCAACTAACCCACCATGATGTCAAGGTCTGTCTCTGGGCGTGTCGCGAAGTGGGTGCATAAAGCTGTGGCCACACTGGCACACACCGCCGACTGGCTCGCCCTTCTGCCTATGACCCAGCCGCCATCGCCTCTACGCAGTTGGACGGCCGAAAGCATTTGAGCGGTCAGCTCTTTATTCGGCCTATATCGCAAGCGCCTGGAATTAATAGCCCCTAGCATTTCATCACAAGCCTGCGGGTAGACCGCATCCATGTCGAAGATTGGAATACCAGCGGGTGCAAGGCGTGCCGCGACCGCGCCACTTGTGCGGCGGCTGTAAAGCACATTCTCTAGCTGATACTTTCGGGCATAGACGGCCAAATCATTTGCAATGGCTTTGTCATCGAGCTGCAACTGATTTTCCCAGGTATGTAACAATTTGATACCAAAGTTGTCATCGCCTAAACGCTGCGCGCCGACTAGCGCCCCAAATTTTCTGTCGGGGCTTAAATCGATGGCCAGCCAGGTAGTGCGCTCTTCATCCAGGTCAAATTCAGGATCACTACATTCAGCCCATTTATTTGAGTCCACGCAGCTGGAGATTGACTGAACCCATCTGCAAAGTACCTCGGTCTGCACCACATCAGGGGGGTCATTGAAAACGGCGCGGATATTGTCAGGGTGGATTGTCGTGCCTAAAGCGGGATTTGCGTAAGCTGCATTTTCCATCGTCACATCATCAGTGGGTGCAGACCACTCGAAATAACCGATGTTATCTTCAGCGCCGCCGATGGATTGGAGCGCGCGCTGTCTAAATTGATTCAGTACTACTGAACTGGCATCGCCAGCATTGGTATAGGCCAGGATCATAGGATTCTTTGCAGCCATCAGGGTATAGCGCAGCGATGCGAATGATTCCAGGTCATTCATTTCGCGAAGCTCATCCAGGTGGATAGTTTCAGGCTTTGATACACCGCGAGCAGCTGAACCGCCTGCCTTGATGATAAAGCGAGTTCCCAACATCGTCTCGATTTCTTCCGATCCATGACTCCACCTGATTCGCTTGACTTGCTTTGCCAGGTAGTCGCTGGATTCGATGACATTTACTAGCTGCCTGAACTGCTCCAGGGATGTAGATAGGCGATGTGCCGAGCCGATTTGCAGCGATTCTTCCCATAGGAAAAGGCCGCCCAGGATTCGCAACTGCATCAGAAAACTTTTGCCATTCTGCCTGGCTACAGTGCAGACATTTACAGGGCTAGCCCACCTGCCATTTGGCAATACTTTATGGCTGTGTTCGATGAAGAACTTTTGCCAGTCCATCAGCTCGATGCCGATTTGACCAGCTAAGTCCACCAGTTCAAGCCCACGACTAGGCAAATCATTTAGCGGCGTGTGGATTCTAGGCGTTGGATGGCCATAAATGCCTTCTGTATCCCTACCCAAAACCGATTGCAGCCGATTTGAGCCCTGTTCAGCCTCTTCGAGTTCCTTTGAGGCTTCTGCGTGGCTAGTCATGGCTTATCGAGTCATTTTGAGGGGTAAAAGGAACAGGAAGGGTCAGGGGTGTTCTAGGCGTACTAAAAAACCGACCACCTTTGCTTGAATTGCATGACCTGCATAATAGTTGAAGATTGAAGTCATCATCAGTACCACCCTGGCTACGGGGAATGATGTGGTCTACCGAGTCACCTTCATTGCCGCATTGCTGGCATAGTCCACGATCACGATTGATAATGCGTTGCCTTATCTTGCGCCACTTTGATGTACTTCCATTCTCTGTTAAAGCACTCATCAATAATAGTTCCTTTGCTGATGAAATGACCAGGCTTTGCACATTGAACCATATCGCGCATTGATGTATTTGATTGATGCATCTATCTGCCTATAGCCATCAAGGTTGCGATACCACTTAGAACGCATCTGCCCTAGTCCGTAATGGCTGCCGTTCTTTGCTCGCACATCCCATGTTCTATTTTCTTTGGTGATGATGTCCTTAAAGCACATAAACTCATTCCATTCAATAATCCTGGAATGTGCATATAGCTTGTAGTGATCGATGGTTGTAGCTTGTGCGGGTTGCATCTGTAAGACAAACGAGCTTAGGAATAAGCAATAGACTCCCCAAACCACCAGTCTCCGCAGCGAGCTATCAGCGCACACGCGCTCGCTTGCAGAGCTGGATGGTAGCAAGCCTGTCAAGCGCATCGAGTTATCCACAGGATTTCGAGCGTAGGCTCGGCGTGTTATCCACAGGTTATCCACAGGCTTGCCATTCGTGTAGTTGCACAAGGGTATCAATCATAGCCCTAGCATTTTCCAACCCTTGCGCCTCGACAAATTCATCCTTGCCACACAAATGGCATCTACAGGTGATTCGCACAATTGGTGTCACTGATGCCCCCATCCGTCACCCTTGAAGTGAATGGGTGTTGCCTGATACACCCTGGACATAATGATCGTGCAGTTATCACAATTTGGAATTGGATAAATGTCATTAATGCCTGCCGATACTGATTTAACCTGGCTACACACATCGCATCGATACTCATAAATCGCCACTGTAAGCCGTCTCCTTATCTAGTATGACCACGCCCATCACACCGCAGCTATTGCACTCCACCACTTCCACATAGGGTGGCAGGGTGTCAGTCACCTTTCGGACTGTGTGATTTGTCAGCTTCTTTTCTATCCTGCACTCATATTTGATTTGCATAGATACTCCTTGAGAAGTTGGCCATAGGGTGCAAATCCTGTTGGCCTATCCACCATGAGCCATCACTGCGCTGATGCGATGGTCTACGGGCTACGGCTACGGGAATCCAGCCACATATCCAGTATTT